CCTAAAGCAGCTTCGGCTGCTTTCTTTTTTTATAAATAGGAGTAAGTTAGAGGAAATACGATATGCCTAAATTTGTAAAAATGAGTCGAATAGAATGGGAAAAACCCGTTAGTCGTTCTACTGTTACAAGACGTGATGTATTTGTGGATGCTATTAAGGCAGGTGACCCTGTCAGCGACATAGATGGCAAAGATGTGTACATCGCAAATACAGCTGCAAACATTACTGCTATTGATGATTTTATTAGTGGTAAAAATAATACTCCTACTTTCTCTTTAGATTTAAAAAGCGGCGGAACAATTTTATCAAATAGAATTGGTAAATCTCCAATATTTGGTGGAGCTGGTGTAGGTGGAGGATCTACTGGTGATACAGCAAGATTTGAATCACTTCATTGCTTATACATTGCTGCAGTATTAGGAGAAGGAACGCGAAACGAATTTTCTCATTTCACTTATGAAACTCTTAAAAAATATCAAGATAAAGTCAAAGTAAGTGAACCATTTGAAAAATACGTTGCTATTGATCCTTCATGGCATGAATCCTCTTATATGATTGCACAAGAATTAATTAAAAAGAAATATGTGACAAGACAGCATACTCTTCATAGAGGTGATGCCGTAATGGATGCAATTTATAAAGCAAAAGACAGAGTAAGAAAATTAGAAGGTAAGCCAAGATTAGATAGTGATAAGTGGAATCCTGGTGATATATGGGCTGTAAAGAGTGGAGTAGATCCAAAAACTATTTTTGCGAAAGCAAAAACTCTTAATGAAGTAAATATGTTAATTCTAAAACATTTTCTAGATAAAACCATTGTTGGAATATCTTTGAAAAAAGTCGGTAAAAATAAAAAAGTAAAATTATCAGAATATAATATAGAAGAAAAAATATTAGATACTCATAGATTTTCAAAAGTAACTCTTGAGACTGCGGCAGGAAAAGGTATCTTTTCTTCTAAATATGGTTTCTTTTATTTTGACGGCGCAAAGAAAGCAGACATGAGAGCACCTAATTTGTATTCTGCTTTGAATATGGAATTGCAAGGAAGTGGTGCACGCGCAGGTAGAGTTGGTTATGGTCAGCTAATGTATTCAGTTGCAACTCATTTAAAAACAGTTTTACCAGCAAATAAAGATCTTGTATCGCAGGCTAAACTAATGGAAAAAGAAAAATCCCCGTCAAAGCTTTCAAAAGGTTTTTATAAATTAGTAAAAAAGATACATCCACAAATAAAAGAAGATGAATTTATGATGGAACTTCAAACTAAACGCGGTGATGCTATTCATGCTCTATTAGCTGCAGCACATATAGGAGCTGCACTTATGAGCGCTAGTCGTACACAAAGAGATGCGTTTACTTCTGAAGTAGTAAATGTTATGGCTGCGAAAACGAATGATTCGTCAGCATATGTAAAAGCGGAGCAAGCATAATGGCACAATGGAGCGTAAGTAGACAAGGACCTCTTGCAAGAGGCACGCGTAACGATATTCATGAAGTTGTGATGATTGCAGATGAAGATGGTAATATCATCAATACATTTGGTGCTGCATCGAACGTTATTATTTCTGCTGGTCTATTAGATGGTTATGCAGGTGTACACAAATTTGGCGCAGTGTTCGGTACAGCCTCAGCTGATATATCTACATTATGGACGGCTGCAGACACTACTGCTACAATTAAATATGATTGGACATATACAAATGGTCCTGTTACTGTTGTTTCAGATAACGCTTCAGATACAACCGATGTTACAGTTCAAGGATTAGATTCAGATTACAGTTTTGTTGAAGAGACATTTACATTAACGGGTGCAACTCCAACCGCTGAAGGTTCTGTTAATTTTGCACGGGTGAATCGTGCCTTCATGAACGAAGAAACAAATGTTGGTAAAATTCAAGTCAAAAGAGATACTACTTTAGTTACAGAAATTGGAGCAGGATATGGTCAAACGCTTCAATCGTTTTATACTGTTCCTGCAGGTAAGACTGCTTATGTGATGAATATTACAGCTAGTGCAAGTAAAAACCAAGTAGTAGATGTATTTTTGTTTCAGAGACCATATGGTGGAGCATGGAGAGTGAACACAACAATGTCATTGAATCAATCAAACCAAACATTAGAATTTCCTGTTCCATTAAAACTTACTGAAAAAACTGATATAGAAGTTTGTATTCGAGGTTCAGCAAATGCTACTGTTTCATGCGACTTTACATTAATTCTTGTAGATAACGAAGGTTAATATGGAAAACTTTAAGTCACATCTATCTGAACAAAAGAATACTCATATGACTCATATTGAGGATAAAGTAATTTATGGTGGCGTAAAGGGTACACGCGATGCTATTATGGCTTTGCGATCTTTACGCGATATGTTGAAAGGAGAACACAGTGGTTCTGTTAGTGTTAAATGGGATGGCGCTCCTGCTATTTTTGCTGGCATTGACCCTAATGACGGACGTTTCTTTGTGGCAAAGAAAGGGATTTTTAACAAGAATCCCAAAGTCTATAAAACTCCTGCTGACGTTGACGCTGATACAAGCGGTGATCTTGCTGACAAGCTCAAAATTGCTTTGCGAGAGCTCCCAGCCTTGGGTATCAAAGGTGTCGTGCAAGGTGACTTCTTATATGGACCAGGTGATGTAAAAACAACAAAGATCAATGGAGAGTCTTATGTTACATTCCATCCTAATACTATCGTCTATGCGGTGCCTAGCCAGTCGCCTGGAGCTGCAGCTATTAAGAAATCTAAAATTGGAATCGTCTGGCATACAACCTATAAAGGTAACTCCTTCGAATCTATGCGAGCTTCGTACGGCGTTGATGTCTCCAAGTTTAAATCAACCAGAGCTGTGTGGTCGCAAGACGCAATGCTCAGGGATCTAACAAATGTAACTATGTCTAAAAGTGATACAGAGGAAGTAAATGAATATCTATCGCAAGCTGGTAAAATCTTTAACAAAATCTCAGGAACAACTCTCCGACAACTCGAACAACAGGAAGAGTTACAGAAGCTCATTGAAACCTATGGAAATACCTTTGTCAGAGCAGGCACAGTCATTGGAAATACAAGACGACATGTATCTGGCCTTATTTCATGGATCAAACAAAGATACCAAAAAGAAATAGATGCACGTAAAACCGAAAAGGGTAAAACTGCGCAGCAAAAGAAACTTGATGAAATATTAAACTTTTTTAGCCCGCAGAATAGAAAAAGTTTAGAACAAATGTTCGAATTGCAAAAAGTTATCGTTTTAGCGAAATTAAAACTTATAAATATACTTAACAAATTAGCAAAGATTAAAACCTTTGTTAAGACTCATAATGGATATAAGGTAACCGGAGAAGAAGGTTACGTTGCTATTGACAAAATTGGTGGTGATGCTGTTAAGATTGTTGATCGTATGGAATTTTCATACAACAACTTCAGCAAAGATATATTAAAGGGATGGGATAAACCAACGAGGAAATAAGATGCCGGTAGGTTTCAAAGATTTTATGACCGTCGACTATCGCCCAGGTGAAGACGATCTAACAAAATATAGAGCCCATAAAAGACGCAGAGGGCAAGGTGCTGGATCTGATGCTGAATATGCATCTACACATGCACCGAGAAAAGAAGAACAAGAAACGGATGAAGCGTTATCATTAGCGGCTCGTCGTAAGCGTTCTCGTGATATGCGCAAAAATAAAAACAAGTTAAAAGTGGCTCGTAAAAGAGCTATGAAGCGTGTAGCAAGTCCTGAGCGCATTAAAAAACGTGCTCGTAAACAGGCTCGTGAAATTATTTACAAAAAATTGACAAAAGGTATTCCAAGATCTGATTTAACTGCGGCTAAAAAGGCCGAGTTAGAAAAACGTATTGATAAGATGAAACCTAGAGTGAATAGAATTGTAAGAAAAATTCTACCACAAGTACGCAAGGCGGCACATGGTCAAAGATGATTAATAGATTTAGTCAATACTTAATTGAAGAAGAAAAAGTTGGTTATTTGGTCTTCGGCCGAATGAATCCTCCTACCATTGGTCATGGTAAATTATTAGACAAACTCGCTAGCGTAGCTGGACGAGCTCCTTATCGTATCTACTTATCACAATCACATGATAATAAAGATAATCCACTTACATATTCAGATAAAGTAAAATTTGCTCGTAAGATGTTTCCTCGTCACGCGAGATCTATTATTATCGATAAGAAAGTGACAACACCTTTCCATGCATTATCTGCAATGTACGATGCAGGATTTAAAAAGGTTATCTTAGTTGCTGGTTCAGATCGTGTACAAGAATATGATGTACGATTAAATAAGTACAATGGTAAACGCGGCGGGCATGGTTTTTATAACTTTGACGGCGGTGTAAAGATCGTAAGCGCAGGACAAAGAGATCCTGATGGTAAAGGTGCAGAAGGCGCATCTGGTACTAAGCAAAGAGGTTATGCTAAAGATAATGACTTTACAGGATTTGCACAAGGATTAACAAAAGCTATTTCTAATCCTGATTCTCGTAAAATGTTTAATGCCGTACGCAAAGGCATGGGTCTGAAAGAACAAAAACAATTTAAAAATCATGTACAATTAGAACCAGTTTCTGATTTAAGAGAATCATATATTCGTGATAATATCTTTGAACTTGGCGAAGAAGTTGTTATGACAGCTAAAGGTATTGTAGGAACTATTAAACATCTTGGTACAAATTATCTTATTGTTGAATCAAAAGGTGAAACATGGAGATGTTGGCTAGATCAAGTTTCAAAAGTAGATCCTAATCCAGAAATTAAAATGGATGTGGCTAGTCATTCGCTTTCTAAACCTGTTGTTGAAAGATATAATATTGGTACTGATGAATATAAAAAGCACGCTTATAAAATGACGCCAGGTCAAAAAGAGCAAGCTTCTGCACAAGATCCTGATATAAAGGACCGCGAAGGAAGTCAGCCTAAACGTTATCATGCTGGTCTTAAAAAGGCAACAAAGATTGCACGTGATAGACATTTTAAAAAGCATGGCAAAAAAGCTGATAATGATGCTAGTGCATATAAGCCAGCGCCTGGAGATAAAACAGCAAAAACTAAAACTTCTGTTTGGACTAAAAAGTTTAAACAAATGTATGGGGACGACTAATGGAAAATCTAAAACTTCCAATTGCTTTAGTTGTTGCAATGGTTGCTCAAATATCTGCCGGAGTATGGTGGGTATCTCAGCAAGCTGCTACTATTACTTCTTTAGAAGCCACAGTAGCTGAGATGAGTTCAAAAATGGCCATCGAAGAAAATGTAAATCTTCGTAGAGACGTTGATGAACATCATAATGAAATCGATGAATTATGGGAAGAGACTGAATATCTATGGGAAATGGAACAATCTCTTAATATGTTGTTACAGCAACAAATAGAAATAAAAGGTCGTATATCAGTTCTTGAGCATGAATTAAAATATATTAACAAAGACCACAACAATATGCTTGATACCAAAGGCGGAATGGACTAATGATAAATTTTAAAGAGTATATCAAAGAAGATAAAGCAGGTAGTTCACTTGCCGATAAATCTAAAAAGTCAGGTATCTCTACGAGCACTTTGCGTAAAGTATATAATCGCGGTGTTGCTGCATGGAAAACCGGTCATAGACCTGGCACCACACCATCTCAGTGGGGACATGCACGAGTCAATGCCTTTATTGTCAAAAAGAAAAAAGGTGGTCTTAACCACGATAAGGATTTAGCATAATGCCATTAAAAGTTTCACACGGAATAAAATCTTGGATTGATGATTTTCAACAATCAAAAGATAAACGATTTGACGGTAAATCTGCTGAGAAGCGGAGAGAAATGGCTATTGCCGCATATATGGCAGCAAAGCGTGAACAAAAAGAAAATGTGAAATCTGCAGATAGAAAACCACAAGTATTTACAAAGCCTGATGGTAAAAAGGGTGTACGTATGGTACCGGTAGATCGTGAAGTTGTAAAACAAGAAAAAAATCTTGAATGGCTAAAAGCTGCACTTGAAGCACAAGCACGTAAAGCTAAGCCATGTGATGAAGATGTAGAAGAAACTTCTGAAGCTAAAGTTGATGAACTATCAATGAGCTTAAAGGATATTCAAAAGACTGGTTTAAATAAAGCTGCTAGTGGCAATAAAGAAAAACTTAAAAAAGATCTTGAAGCTATGAAAGCCAAATTAAATAAAGAAGCTAAGGTTGATGAAGTTTCACTGGATAAAGCTAAATCTGCTTATTATAAACGCAAATCTCAAGCTCAAGGGGCAGCTGCTCAAGGTTCAATGGATTATGCTAAAAAACAAAGGGCAAAGGCTCGCAAAACAAAAGCTTATATCGATAAACGTGAATCAGTAGAAGAAGCGGTCGATCTTGAAATGCATAAAAAGGCTGCTGCTAGTCATGCAGCAAAAGCAAAGCCTGTAGGTAAGAGATGGCCAAAAGGCGCTGAACAACACGATAATGCTGCGAGAGCGCATCAGCATGTAATTAATATGCACAGAAAATTCGGTGCTGATCATGATGGTACTAAAGATGCAATCAAAGCGGCCAAGGCGGCAAGTCAGAAAGCATCTGGTATGAAAAAAACTAATGAAGTACTTGACCGTCCAGGCGCATTAGATAGTTATAGAAAAAAAGCTGATGCAAGTGGTAATAGAGCACGTAACTCAGCTACTCGTAAAATTCTAACACAACCTAAAAACGGCAAAAGACCTGATCATTCTGATGAATTGAATACTATGCGTAAGCGTAATAAAGGTCAAGACATGGCGGACAGAGCTGCCAATAGACATTTCCGCAAATCTCTTGGTTTAGGTTATAATAGTAAAAAAGAATCAGTTGAGCTAGATGAAAATAAATATGCGGCTAAAGCAGCAGAGCGTCATAAGAATCTTATGAAGCAAGCAAGATCTGATATGAAGAGAGCTACATCTCATTCTGATATGATTAAGCATATGAACAAATATCAAGCTGCAAAC